GGGCCAAAGTGTGGTATAATCCTACAGTCATACATATATGTAGCTTTTACAAGGATTGATGTAATGGTTAGAGAAATCAACTTGACGGACAGAGAGTGGGCGGAACTGGGGCAGGAGGACTTTGAGCGGCGGCAGCAGGAAATTCAGGATGCGCGGGACAGAATCGACTCGCTCAGGCACATGCTGACGCCAAAACAGTGGGAAGTGCTGGAGGGGTATCATTGGCAAGGGCAAACGCAGCAAGAGATAGCCGATGAGATGGGCGTAAGCCAGCAGGCCGTGGCAAAAACCCTAGAAAATATCAAGAAAAAGGCGCGCAAGGGGTTGTAATGGGGTTGTATTCTCACGGTACAGTGAGGGGGTAGGTGCCGTGACCAGCGAAAAGAGACCCTAGCGCGGATGGCATCGGCCTCCCTGCTCCCTCGACAATTAGCCGGGGAGCGGCATGGCGGTAACAGAGCAGCAGAAGGCACAACTCAAGGCGCTAGGCAAGTGGGCAGAGTTCTATAAGCGCCGCACGGCGTTACGCTACTTGTATGGCTTGTCTCCCAAGAATGCGGAAACCCAAGCGATTGCCGAGTTTCTGGGCGGCACACCTACGCGCAAACTCAAGAAGAGGGGCAAGACACGCCGTGTGGGCGGTGAGGGTGCGGTTGCTTCCACGCTACCCCATGTTCCCAAAGCCGCGCAGGGCTTTACCCGCGATACCGCCCAAATAGACGCCGACGAGACGGTGAATATGCTCGATGTTGTTTCTTGGGTATTCAAGCATCTCTCGGTTGAAGATACTCGTCCGGAGGACGCGCCCAATCCGGGCGCATGGTCGCTTTTATGCAGGGCGAGGGCAAGCGGCGAGAATATGGATTGGTTCCTTGAGAAGTTCTGCACGCGACTTGTTCCCACACACCAGACAATAGACGATGCAAAGAGGCCAGAGGATGACGGAAGTCCCTGCGACACCGCACTCAGACACCTTGGGTTGGACGCCGGACACCCTGCCTTACTATCCCAAGATGGTGGCGGCGGGGCTGAAAAAGCCAAAAGCGAATGCGAGGTTCCGGCATAAGGCCATTGTTTATGGCCGAGAAATCGCGCCCGACGTATGGAGGATATGCGCCACAGACCCGTTGCTTTACATCAACGGTTTTGTGTGGACGAAAGACCCTCGGCTATACGGCGCTACTACTGTCCCGTTCATAACGTATTCCGAGTTTCAAGATAACGTAATCTGCAAATTAGTCGCGGCAATCGGGCTTGTGCCGGGCATCGAGGCGCACGACATCCTCATTGAGAAGAGCCGCGACATGGGCGCAACGTGGCTGTGCTTGGCAGTTCTTGACTGGGCCTGGCGATTCCGGGACGGTCTGTTTTTTGAGATAGCATCGCGCAAGGAACAGCTTGTTGACCACACGGACAACCCCGACTCACTCTTTGCCAAGCTCGACTTTATCGAGGAATACCTGCCGCCCTTCCTGCAATCCAATCGCAACAGGCAAAAGTTGACACTCAAGAATTACGAAACAGGCTCCATTATCAACGGCGAATCCACTACCGGAAACATCGGGCGCGGTGGACGTAGGCGGGCAATCATGCTTGATGAATTCGCGTCCTTCGAGGAAAACCAGCCAGGTTCCGGGCAAGAGGCCCTACGTTCAACCCGCGATAACACGCGCTGCCGCATTATGAACAGTACACCAAAGGGCATAGGCACGGCATTCTATGACATGCGCCAGAAAGGCGAGGCCGAACGCATTACCCTTCACTGGCCGTTGCACCCCATGAAGAAGCCGGGCCTATATACATCGCAGAACGGACAGTTGTCGATTCTCGACGCGGATTATGCGTTCGAGCCGGATTATCCTTTCATCCTCGATGGGAAGATGCGCTCGGTATGGTACGACGGCGAATGCAGGCGCGCCGGTTCGGACATCGAGATTGCGCAAGAACTCGACCTCAATTACTTCGGCGCGGGTGATCCGTTCTTTGATAGCCGCGTGATTCAGAGAATACTTGAGAACGACGTGCGCCCGCCGCTCAAGATATGTCGCGCCGCCGACATCATTCCTGGCGCGGGCGGGATAGACGAAGTTTACGGCGACGCGCTCCACTTGTGGTGCAATCTTACAGCTGAAGGAAAGCCGCCACAAGATGCAGCGTATGTTATGGGATGCGACATCTCCACCGGCACGGGTGCATCAGACAGTGTTATCAGCGTGGCAAACCAACTAACGGGCGAGAAGGTGCTGCGCTACGTCAACAACCGCATATTTGTCGAGAGTTTTGCCTTAATTGCTGTACGTATCGCCGAGTGGTTCAGTACGAAAAAGAGTCAGTGTTTCATGGGCTGGGAAGCCACGGGGCCGGGGGGGCCGTTCGGACTGCAAGTAACCCAAGTTCTTGACTACACACATGTCTATTACTATCGCAACGCGGCGGACATCAGGGGTAAGCGTGCGGGCAAGCCGGGATGGTTCTCGAACAAGCAACTGAAATTTGAGTTGCTTACGAATTATCGGCAGGCCCTTGGAACAGGTGCATTTATCAACAGGTCGCAGTCCGGCGTCGAGCAGTGCAAGGAATATGTATATGGCCCCACCGGCGGGATTGAACATGCCAAGGAACGCAGTTCGGGCGGGGCATCGGGCAATAAAGAACAGCATGGGGACGAAGTAATCGCAGATGCCGTCTGTAACAAGATGATGAGCGAATTCAGCAGCAAAGCGAACAGTGAAGAGGAACGCTCGCCTTACAGTCTCTGGGGCCGGAACGAGACGTTGCGCATTGAGAAACTGAAAAGAGATCACTGGTAATACCAGGCGGGGCCTGCGCGGTGCGCCGCTCAGGGTGCCTGTACCAGCCTGCTTGGCTCCGACAGGCCCGGCCTGACATGAGGACTTTATGGCATTTCACATGAAGGGCGAACGGCTCAAGAAGCTACGCCTCGCAATGGGCGTGGCGCGACGGAAACTTGTACCGTTCCGCGACAATCGCCGCAAGGCATTGAAAGAGTATGTCGGGTCGCACTATAGCGATAGCGGTTCGTCCAAACGGGTGCCGATGAACCTCATTGAGTTGGCCGTGAACGTTTATGCCCGCCACCTTGTCGCACAAACACCGCGAGTGCTCGCCACGACCAAGCACATGGCGCTCAAACCTGCCGCACGCAAGCTGGAGATAAGCCTGAACCGGAAGCTGGAAGAGATGCGATTCGGCGAAACCGCCTCTCTGGCCGCCATCCATGCCCTATTCGGCATGGCAATCATCAAGGTTGGCAGCCATCCCTATGCCGATGCCTTTATCTCCGATAGCCCATTGCCAGTAGGCGAAACCTACGCGGGCATTATCGACCTCGACGACTGGGTACATGATATGTCGGCCCGCAACAAAGACCAGTGGGCCTTTGCGGGGCATAGGTACAGGTTGCCGCTGCAATACGTCAAGGAATCAGGGTTATTCCAGAACACAGATAAGTTGGGCGCATCCCAGCATAGCCAGATTGACGACACTGGCTCGGAGAGAATAGGAGCCATCAGCCGCGACAGCGCCTCCGATTCAGACGAATACCGCCAATACATCGACTTATGGGACATCTGGCTACCGCACGAAGACCTCCTGGTTACATTCCCGGACTCGGAAGAAATCTCCAGCGTTATCAGGGAAGTCGAATGGGAGGGGCCGGAACGCGGCCCGTTCCACATCCTCAACTATACCACCGTGCCCGGCCAGACTATGGGGTTGCCTCCGGTTGCCGCCTGGATGGATATGCACGAATTGGCAAACCGTCTCTATCTGAAACTCGGACGGCAGGCTGACAGACAGAAAACCATAGGAATCTATCGGGGTTCGGCCAAAGACGATGCGGAGCGCGTCCGCGACGCTGGGGACAGTGAGATGATACGTGGGGAGCCGGATAGCGTCAAGGAGATTTCCTTCGGCGGCATCTCGCAAGAGAATCTGGCATTTGCAATACACGTTGGGGACAAATTCTCATGGCTTTCGGGCAACCTTGATGCGCTGGGCGGATTGAGCGCGATGTCCGAAACCGTAGGCCAGGACGAGATGCTTACGGCAAACGCATCCCTGCGACTCCGTACCATGCAGGACAAGACGTATGCCTGTCTTACAGATGTAGTGAGGGCGATTGCGCATTATGAGTATAACGACCCAATGCGGCGCGAAGAATTGCTCCAGGTTATACCCGAAGCCGACCTTGAAATACTCGTTGGCTACGGGCCGGAAGACCGCAAGGCTGATTTTCTCAAGTACAATATCGAGATTGCACCCTACTCGCTCCAGCGCGAACCGCCACAGCAAAAACTGGCAGCGGTCGAGAAGTTATTGCAAAACCTGATATTGCCCGCCATGCCTATGCTGGCCGAACAGGGCGTGCAAGTGAACTGGCAGGGTGTCCTGCGGCTATACGCACGATATCGCAACATGGCGGAACTGGAAGAAATACTCACTTTCGGCGAGCCGCCGGAACAACCCGAACCCGGCCCTGAACGACCAAAGCAAGCGCCCGTAACAACCCGCAATTATGTTCGTACAAATCGCTCAGCGGGGACACGACCGGGCAGGGACAACGTGATGCAACAGGCGTTAGTCGGCAAGAAGTCACAACCCGCAGAAACGCAAGCGGCATTTGGAGGCGGATAATGCCTCACTATTGTTACACCGTGCCCGGCACGAAGAGAACATATACGCGCTTTTTCCACACAAGCGACATTCGCCCGCAATATATCTATACACAAGATGGGAAGCGGGCCTATCGGGACATCATGGCGGAACAGCGTTGCTCAACGGGCAGGGCGAGGCAATGGGCTAGGGGGTTGGCAAGCGACGCGCTGGCCGTACACCCAGACCAGATACCGGAAGCGAGAGCTTACGACAAGGCTCATGGCGTACCCACGGAATACAAGGCCGACGGTCGGCCTATCTTTACCGGACGCGGACACCGCAAAGCGTACTGCAAGGCTCACGGTGTCCATGACAACGACGGCGGCTATGGAGATGCCTAGCCGCAGGGAGGAATCATGCCGGACGAAAAGACCGACGCAACAGAAATGACCCAGGACGGTGATGGTACTCAGGAAGAGCAAGAAGCCCCTGAGAATCCGTATGACATCACTGACCCGGAAGACGAAGGCGTTCCGCCCGAGAATCAGGGCGAAGGCGATGCCGCCGATGGCGGCGACGCGGGAGAGGCCGAAGGCGAGGGTGGCGACGATGATTCCGCCGTACTCAGCGAAGGTCTGATTCAGCGGGCCGAAGATGCGGGCATTCCACGCGAACTCGCTCAGTCTATCGGCAAGGCAGACGTATTGGAGCGTGTCATAGCAACGATGCCGCAGAAGGCACCGGAAAAAGACACGCAGGAAAGCGTAATCGAGCAGGAAGAGAAACCGTTCGATGTGGCTCTCGACCCGGAAGAGTATGGCAGGGAGTTTGTGGAGCAGCAGAAGGCTTGTGCTGCACACGTGGACGCCCGCATAAACGCACTCCGGGAGGGTTGGCAAAAAGAGCGAGACGAAGAAAGGGCGCGAGACGCAATCGCGAGATTCGACGCTATCGCTAACGACGCCAGCGAGTATGAGAAGCTTCTCGGCAAGGGCAACGCGGCGGACATGGATGTGAACAGCACGGAATACAAGAACCGCGAGAAGCTATTTGGCGAGATGGAAATGCGGCGCAGCCACCGGGCGATGACCGGACAGGCACCGCTCTCAGATACGGAACTATTCAGGCTCGCAACGCTAGTAACATTTCCTGAGCAAATCACAGAAACAGCCAGGTCAAAGTTGGAATCGTCATTGAAGAAAAGAAAGGGGCAACTGACAGTGCCCCCGCAATCCCGCACCACAAAGAAGGCCGGAACGCCCGAGCAACGGGCAAGAATGGCCGTGGCCGACAAACTCGCCGATCTCAATATAGACACTACCGGCGCGGGCATAGACGAAACGGGCGACGACATCTTCTGACCGGGCGCGACTAAGGAGTATCTGCATGGCTACACTTCAAGCAGAAGATATTGCCGATCTGATTGCAACTACGCAGAAGGAACTCGGCAAGAACCGGATCACCGATCTTACCAGTGATCTACAGTACAAGGTCGCATTATCGCGACTGATGAAAAAGAGCCGAGTCACCTTTGGCTCCGGCACTTCAATCAACTTCAACGTGCTGATGAACGGCGACGAGAACAGTCGCAACGTCGGCCTGTTTGACGTTGATAACGTGAACCAGGTTGATGGCATGAAGGTTGGCAATGTTCCGTGGCGACACACCACCACGGCTTATGCCTATGATGTTAAACAGCTTGCCATGAACCGCACACCGGCCAAGATTGTTGACTTCGTGAAAGAGAAGCGGATGCAGCGGCTTGTCGGGTTCTCCGACCTCATGGAAGAGAACTTTTGGGGCGAGCCGACTGACGGGGACGATGACACCTCGCAATTCGGATTAGGCTACTGGATCGTCTACAACGCGACGGAAGGGTTCAACGGCGGCAACAACACCAACTTTGCCTCCGGGCCTGCGGGCATCAACCGTACAACTTACCCCCGCTGGAAGAACTACACGGCGCAGTATGTCAACGTCACGAAGGTTGACCTCATTCGCAAGTGGCGCAAGGCGGCGACAATGTGCGCCTTTAAGCCGCTTGTGGGCAAACCCATTCCGGGCTATGGCGTTGGCGACAGGTACGGGTATTACACCAACTACGACGTGCTTGGCCCGATGGAAGAGTTGCTTGAGGCACAGAACGACAGTCTCGGCAATGATGTTGCGAGCAAGGACGGCGAGACGCTGTTCCGCAAAATCCCCGTGACGTTTGTTCCGTGGCTGCAAGACAACAAGGGCACTTGCGACCCGGTCGTTGGTATCAACTGGGACGTGTTCAAGACCGTGTTCTTGAGTGGTCAGTATATGCGCGAGACGAAGCCAAAAATGTCACCGGCTTCGCATGACGTTTACAACGCATTTCTCGACAACACGTACAACTTCATCTGCTACGACTGCCGCAAGCTGTTCCTTTTGGCAAAGTCCACGTGGCACAACGTTGCCTAATGAGGCTTTTGTCCTGTTTGGCTAAACCCTTTTTCACAGGAGTTACGTAATGGCTAGAAATCCTGTTTACTATCAAGGGGCCGACACCAGTGCTGGCCCCTGCCCCTCGATTTGGGGCGACTGCCCGTGGCTGGAGATGATAGCAGACCCGCGCCAGGGCTATCTACTCTGGGACGACTTTACGCAGTTCACCGATGACACCGGAAACGGCTGGATTATCAGTGGCACGAACGATACTCACGTGCTCGACGCTGATCAGGTTGGCGGAGTCCTCAACCTCGGCGTTGCCGGTGCGGACAATGATGATGCCTATATGTCGTCCGGCAACAACGAGCAAGGCATCGGCAAGATTTACAGCACTACGCCGAGAGACCTTTGGTTCGAGGCGCGGGTGCAGATGAGTTCCGTTACCGATATGGCGCACTTTATCGGGATGGCCGAAGAGGGTCTTGCGGCTGCTGATACCTTGGCGAACGATACCGGGGCGCTGGCATCGAAGGACTTTGTTGGCTTCCACGCCGATACTGCCGCGCCCACGGCATTGGATGCCGTGTGGCGGAAAGCGACCAAGACGGCGCAAGTCCACAAGGCGGGCGCAAAGACTATCGCTATTTCTACGTGGTATAAACTCGGTTTCCGCTATCACGCGGCCACCGATACGCTCAGGTACTACGTGGACGGGACGCAGGTTGGCACCGACCTTGACGTGTCGGGCGCAACCGACTTCCCGGACGGCGAAGAGCTTTGCATCCTCATTGGCATCCACGACGGCGCGGGCGCTGCATCAAACATCAAAATCGACTGGGTGAGGTTCGCCCAACGTCGATAAACCTATCCGAGGCCAGACCTGGGCGGCGCAGGGCCGCCTAGGTCGCCACGAAAGGACTACTTCAATGGCAATGTTACGTGAGACGCGCAAGACAATCCGCCGGATGTTTGGCATTGAATCCGAGAGCAATAAGGCTATTTCCCCGAAGGTGGAGAGAAAAATAGCAGATGCGGTTACGTTGATGCACCAAGTTACTCGCAGGAGCGGTATCACCACCGAAACGCTTGCATTTTTCCTCGCCACCATCCCGGAGAAAGACCGTGTTGTCGTCGTTGAAGAGCCGAAGGCGGAGGACGCTGGAGGGAAGTAATGGCTGAGTC